AAAAAATGATATCACACGAAAAGAAAGTACAAGCTGTAACTTCTAAAGGTAATCTATTTTCATCTATATTAGGTGCATTCGGTGGAAGTTTAAGTACAAGTGGTGGTTCAATGGCTACTAAAGCAACTGGTGGTGCGGTATCTAAAGGTACTCCATATATGGTTGGAGAGAATGGTGCTGAAATGTTTGTACCTAATCAATCAGGACAAATTACTCAATCAGCTAGAGGTGGTTCTGGTGGTGGTTCAACTACTGTTAATTTTAATATTACTACAAATGATGCTTCTGGTTTTGATGAATTGTTAATTAGAAGTAGAGGAACTATTAGTGCATTAATTAATGATGCGGTTAATGAAAGAGGACAAGGTAATTTAGTATAATGTCAGGAACTTTTCCAATAGCAACTTCAAAATTCAAATCACTAGGCATACGATCTAGTCAAGATACTATTATATCTAAAACGGTATCAGGTAAAGTATTAAAAAGACAAATAGATAATCAAAGATGGTTATTTAGTATTGAAATTATAACTGGTAAAAGATCAGATGTTTATGGAGAACTAATGGGATTTATGATGAAACAAAGATCAGGCTTAGAGAACTTTCAAATAGTGCCACCTGAAATAAAAAATGCTAGAGGAACTGCTGCTGGAGTACCTACTGGTTCTGGAAGTGCTGGGGGAACTACAATTACTTTAGCTGGAAGTGGAACTGGTTCATTACTATCAGGAGATTTTATAAAATTTGCAAGTCATGATAAAGTATATATGGTTGTAGCAGATACAGCAGATATTTCAGCAACTAATACTTTAACTATTGAACCACCCTTAACAGTAGCAGTAACTACTTCAACTATTACTTATGATAGTGTTCCATTTACAGTATATCAGGTTGATGATACTCAAGATTATGGTGTAGTAGGTGTTGACAAAGATGGAAACTTCCAATACAAGTTTCAGATGGACTTAGAAGAAGCACTTTAACAATTAATAGAAAGAGATATATGCAAGAATATTTAGTTAAGTTTTGGTATGATTTTGATGAAGTTTATACTCATAAGTTATGGGGTATATTAAAAGATGATGAACTCTTTATACTTAGAGATCAGAATATTGGTGGCATAACTGTACTTGATGTGATAAAAGGTTATGAGAACATAACAAGAACAACCTTTGAACTATATGAGCAGAACCCTAACAACAGCAGTAAAGAACCAGTTAGCAACAAATGATATTAGACCAGTTCATCTAATAAGTATAGGTTTTGGTACACCAGTTTATTTAACAGACTCGTCTTATCCTTTAACTTCATCTATTAGTGGTACTTCAAGAACTTATACTGCTTCTGATTTTCTTATGGGTTTCTCAGAATTTTCAGAATTATCAGACATAACTAAAGCTAGTGTAAAATTAACATTATCTGGTGCTAATCTAACTTATATATCAGTAGTATTAAATGAGAATATAACAAATGTTCCAGTAACTATTTATAGAGGTTTATTAGATAGTAGTAATGATATTATTGCAGACCCATTTCTTTTATATAGTGGAGTGGTAGAAAGTTTTAGTATTGGAGAAAATTCAAAATCTAGTTCATTAACATTGTCGGTTGCTTCTCATTGGGCGGACTTTGATAAAAAGAATGGAAGAAAAACAAACAATACATCACAAAAAAGATTCTTTAGTACAGATGTAGGTATGGAATTTGCTTCTGAATTAACTAACGATATTAAATGGGGTAGGGAATAATGAATGATATTACAAACCTATTTAAAACATTTGATAAGTATAAATATAATACTACAGAAGAATTAGAAAAACATATTGAACCATCAATAAATCTTAATCAATATAAAGTATTTGAAGATAAAAATGGAATATATGGATTTGTTAATTGGGCATACTTAAATAAAGAAGTAGGAGATGGTTATAAATTAACTGCCAAGATTAATATGCACAATTGGAACTGTGGAACTGATTTATGGGTACATGATATAGTTGCATCAAGAAAAGGTAAGGAAGTTATGTTGTGGATTTATCGTTATACTATGAGTGTATTAAAACTTAACGATAAAGTTCAATGGCTAAGATTAAATAAGGATAATAATATTTATAGAGTTTCAAGTAAGTATAAAAGGGAGTTTCATATATAATGGGTGGTATAGTAAAAAAAATAATACCAGCAGTAGTTAAGTTTGCTATGAAATCTGGTGGAATTAATCCATGGGTTGCCTTAGCTGGTTCTTTATTTATATCGTGGGCTTTAAGACCTAAAGTTCCAGATACTCCAGACTTTGGAACAACAGAATTAGATAACTTTGAAAAGGGTTTGTTAATCAATAAACAATCTAATGATGCTAATTTACCAATAATTTATGGAGAAAGATTAGTTGGTGGTACTAGAGTATTCTTAGAAACTTCTGGAACTGATAATACTTATATGTATATGGCTATAGCTATGGGTGAAGGTGAAATTAATTCTATAGAACAAATACTTATTAATGATAAAGTTGTAACATGGGACGCTTCGATAGCAGATAATACTCAAATAAATGTAGGTAGTGGTGACGCAAATTTCTATAAAGATTCAACAAGTTTAATAACAGTAGAACCTCATTTTGGTACAGATGGACAATCAGCATCTTCTTTATTATCAACATTAACTAACTGGACTTCAAACCATAAACTATCTGGTGTTTCTTATTTAGCTTTAAGATTCAAATACAATAAAGATGTATGGGGAATAATACCAAAAGTACAAGCTAAAATTAAAGGTAGAAAAGTAGTAACTTATAATAGTTCTTTAGTTGCACAGACAGCTTCTTACTCTACAAATCCTTCATGGTGTTTATTAGATTATTTAACTAATGCAAGATACGGTAAAGGATTAACTACTTCTGAAATTGACTTACAATCTTTTTATGATTCTTCATTAATTTGTGTAACACAAGTAACACCTTACTCTGGTTCTGGAAGTGATATAAATATATTTGATTGCAATACAGCAGTAGATACATCAAGAAGTATTATTGATAATGTTAGAGATTTAATAAAAGGTTGTAGAGGTTATATGCCTTATACTGCTGGTAAGTATAGTTTAATTATTGAAGCAACTGGAACTGCTACAGTTACGTTAAATGAAGATGATATTGTAGGTGGATATGATTTATCAATACCAGATAAAAATTCAAAGTATAATAGAGTTATAGCATCTTATATTAACCCTGATAGAAATTGGCAAGTAGATGAAGTTCAATTCCCACCGATAGATGATAGTGGATTAGATAGTGGAGATCAACACGCTACTATGAAAGCAAGTGATGGTGGTGTTTTATTAGAAGGAAGATTTACATTCCCAACATTGACAAGCAAATATCAAGCCGAAGAAATGGCTGAAATTATATTAAGAAGATCAAGAGATGCATTAACTTTAAATATTAACGTAAGTTTTAAAGGTTATGAATTAGCTATCGGAGATATAGTTAATGTAACGTATTCAAGTTTAGGTTTTTCTGCAAAGCCTTTTAGAGTATTAGGTATTACATTTAACTCTGATTATTCAGTAGGATTATCTTTAGTAGAGCATCAAGATTCACACTATACGTGGGCTTCAAAAGTTGTAGTAGATACTGTACCAACTACTAATTTACCAAATCCTTATAGCGTACTTGCACCAGCATCTGTAACATTATCAGATCAATTAATTGCTTATAATGATGGTACGGTCATAGTCGCAATGGACGTGTTAATAGGTGCTTCAACAGATCAATTCGTAGATTATTATCAAGTTGAATATAAACTAAATACAGATTCAGATTATCAAGTTCACTCTACTGGTACTGGATTAAATAGAAGGGTGTTAAATGTTATAGATCAAGAAATTTATGATGTAAAAGTTAAGGCAGTAAATGGTTTGGGTGTATCGTCTAGTTATACTTCTGCGTCAAGAACTATTATTGGTGGTATTGCACCACCCTCAAATGTATCAGAATTTGTATGTAATATAGTTGGACAAGAAGCACACTTATCATGGGACGCTGTAGCTGATTTAGATTTAGCATATTATGAAATAAGATTTACAACAGACTTATCTAATCCAGAATGGATTAACTCAGTAGCATTAGTTAAAAAAGTATCAAGACCAGCGAC